AAAACAGTACAATACATACAATAATAATAATAATAATAGAGAAAATACGTCTAATTCTACAAGACCTTCTCGAAATAACAATAATCATCATCATTCCTCATCCCATGGACAATTACGTTCTCCAAACAAAAAACGTACAGGACGAAACCGCAACCAATCATCGGATAATGAAAACTGGGAAACAGTTCGTACGGTATTTAAAACGACTGTTATAGAAAAGGCAAATGATGAAGGTGTCGACAAATTGATTCAAGACATACGGTCATGTATTAATAAAATATCCAACAAAAATTATGATAAACAAAGTACCAATATTATAGAATATATAGATAAATGTGTAGAAAATAAGGACGAATCGTCTGAAACAGATAATAAAGAAAATTTAAAGAAAATAGCCAATTTTATTTTTTCCGTGGCTAGTACAAACAAATTCTATGTTGATTTGTATGCTACTTTATATGTAGAATTAATTGAAAAATATGACGTTTTTCAGGAATTGTTATTAAACTATTTGAATACATATGTAAATACACTCAAGGATCTTCGTGCGGTTGATCCGAATCAAAATTATGAACTATATTGCCAATATATTAAGCAAAATGAAATGCGTAGGGCATCATCAGTGTTTATTGTAAGACTAGTCGAAAAAGGAAAAATACCAGTTTTACGATTACTCAATATAATGGTTGCTTTTCAAGAACAATCGAATGAAATGATCAAAATCGATGATAATGATAATGATGTTCATGAAATCGCCGAGACACTTTATTTGTTTATTCAAGAAGGGAAAAAAGTGTTCCACCAATGTAAAGATGAATGGATCTGGAAATTCGTGATTCTACCCCATGTACAGAACATGTGTCAAAGTAAAACCAAGGGTTTCAAAAGTGTATCTTCTCGTACTTTATTCAAATATATGGATATACAAGATTTACTTAACCAAGATTATAAAGCCGATAATCCTACATCTTCTTAATTGGTACGACATAAAAAAACAGATAAATCAAGAAAATGCGATTTATCTGTTTGAACTTTAGTTTAAAATATTAAATAGTAAATAGTAAAAATGATTACCATGTCTCCTGGGATGAATGTTTTTGTGATAATAATTGCATTCTGTCGTGTGCAGACCATAATTTATCTAATCCAGTACTGTTTCTACAAATAGGACAGCGTTGATTATGAGTGACTTCAATACATTGTTCTGCGCATAAGACACATACATGATGATTACATTCGGTTGTAATATAAGTATCTTCATGACAAATAGCGCACTTACCACAATTCATTTCAACATTTGATGTTTCACCACCGAATATACTTATAATACTCTCTACTTCGGTAATTTCTGAAGGTAATTGTAGTAAAGAATTCAATTTGTTGTACCGTATTGTTTTGATCGTATTTTCAAATCCTTTAATATTAAACGCACACTCTTCTACAGTAGAATAATGTATTTTTGGACTCCTGTAGTAATGCCACAACTGATCGTAATCTAGCACCCATTTCACATGATGTGATTGTATTACTAATTGCATAGTATATTTCGTCACACTAATATACGCATTGACTGGTATATTGTCGATTTTTTGAATATGCCACAATTCAATGAAATACGGATTGATTAAGTCCTGTATATTATATTCATCAAACCACAATTGAGCCAGTGCTGTATATTTGTCAATATGTGCAGCAGAATCAGCGGCTTTATTCTGGTCTTCTGTATGTACTTGAGAATGTTCTTGTACAGTGCCTTTTGATTCTACATTGGTTTCGGCTGCTGCTGCTGCGACTGTTGTTTTAGATTCCAATGACATGATTGACAATGAACAAATTGGCTGATCGAAAATTTTAATTAAAATAGTGTTTTAGTTAAAATGTGTATATAAGCAAAGACCAAAGCAATATTGGTGTATTTTACTGATACTCAAATAAGATTTGTATTTTTTCAATTTTAGAACATGTATTTACATTTGGATTTGTTGAGTAAAAAGGGGAAAGACGTCTTTGTCATGTGTAATAATGATGACCGCTTGTTTGTACTTACTGAAGTCTTTAATGAGACCTAATACTTCGGCTTTCAATTGAGGATCAAGTGCATTGGTTGGTTCGTCTAAAACCAATATCTTCGACGGATTGATTAAACCACCGATCATATTGACAATTTGGCGTTGTCCGCCCGATAAGTTTTCTCCAAGTAAGCCAGCATCTTTATTTTTAATATCTGTATTGCGGTACAATTTAGTAATATTGGGGTATTTCAATATTTGTTCCAAGAAATGGTCACATATCTCTCGATTACTACATCCGTATAACATATTATCGATGACTTTACGATCAAATAACTTCGAATTTTGATTTACATAAGTTATCTCTTTACGAATATAATCCGGATCAATATCTTTTAAATCAATATTATCGATGGTAATTTTCCCACTATTGCATTCATACATGCGTAACAACAATTTAATGAAAGTCGATTTACCGTTACCAGAAGGCCCAGTTATACCAATAATCTCATTTTTCTCCGTTTTCAAGAAATAATTACGGTTTTCGAATACATTTGTAGCACTTGCTCCATATTTGTACGTGACATTTTCGAATTGGATTTTATGGAAATTCAATTGATTATCTTTATAATTTAATTTCTCTTTGTACTGTTGATAATTGTCATTGACATGCTGGAAATGAATTAATACGTTTTCTGTACGTCCAATAAAGTCGACAAACTCAGGTAAGGTTTCAATCATTGTGCTCATTTTCTCTCGGTACAACAATAAAATAGTGAAGGATGTAATAAATAAGGTTATGTCCATTTCCTTTTTGAAGTACAATCCTAATAACATATAGATTGTAACCAATACAACCGCAAAAATAATAGTGTTCATGACAGTAATATGATAATTCGATAAATTGTAATAATCTTGACCTTTTTTTATGTTCATTTTCGATAATCCACTAAAAGTCTGAATTTCAGGGTCAGTTTGTCCCCTATAAATGATCTTATCTATATTGTTTAGCAAGTCAATCAAATGAATATCACTTTTCATAATTGTCTTTTCGTAATCATCATTCGACTTCATAATACTACTTACATTAAAATACCAGTAAATTGCTAATATGGAGTTACCAATCAAGAAAATGAGTCCATAATAAGGGTTGATAAAAGTGAAATAAATGGATACAATTAGTAAATAAGTCAAATTGGGTAACATATAATCAAGCACAGTATGACTGATAAAATAGTACATATCAACAATACGATTAATAGGTGAGTTTAATTTACTGAAATTGGTTTCGCTGAATTTTTGATTATTGGTTTTCAATATCAATGAAACAATTTTTTCACGTACCCAAGGGCGAATCTCGGTCATTAATTGATTTTGTAAATAACTCCATAGCCAATATATAGCAATAAAGATTACTACTATGAATATAAACCATTTGAAGAATTCATACGCCTTATCTTGATTCCGGGTTTGTGCAAAAGTAATAATATTCGATGTAATATGTGTAATTCCATTTGTTTGAACTATGCTATTCAATAAACTGACCATAAAAATGCCTAAAGCGGTCCATTTTTTCTTTTTAAAAAATTCAGTCGCCAAGTACGCAACAAAATTCATTTATAATTCCCTCGATTTGTACTATAATATAATAATATATTGTAATATATATAGTACAAAACAAAAGTCACGTAAGAAATATAGAAAATATGAAATATATTGATTATCATAATAGTAAAACTAGACGACGCACTCGACGACAGTCGATGCGTTCCAGACGTAAAACTATACATGGTGGTAATGTGAAACCATCAACGCCGCGTTTTACGCGGCGTAGTTCCAACTATTACAAAAATATTGTACAACAATTACAACCAAATGAAACACCTGAAACAATTCAAAAAGAATTCGACAAATTGTCGGGGTTGTCTTGTACAGAAATCAAAAAGGCAAATGGACGATCACGTCTTGGAAATAAAATTGTAGATGCTTATACCTTGATTGAGAGATTGCATACAAAAGGGCATCAAAATGTGAGTTTCTATGAATTTTGGGAAAATCGGCACAAATACGCCAAGAAAAACTACGTAAAGAAAATGATCGATTTTTACAAAAAACGCAAAGTAAGTGAAGTACAAAAATACAAATACATTTATAATCTTTATTTTTCGAGTATTATGATATTCAAACCTATTATGGCTATGGAATTGTACTGTCAGGTCAAGGCAAAACGCGTATTGGATTTTACCATGGGATGGGGAGGTCGATTGATCGGTGCATGTGCATTAAATTTAACTAGTTATGTCGGCATTGATTTGAATAAAAATTTAAAAAACCCGTACAATGAAATGCAAGATTTTTTAGCAGCGCAACCCGATGTTCAAACTGAAATAGATATTCGTTTCCAAGACTGTCTTACAGTAGATTACAGTAAAATTATATATGATACGGTTTTTACATCTCCGCCATATTACAATTTAGAGAGATATCGATCTAGTGAAAGCAATTATTTAAGCAAAGAAGAATGGAATGAAAAATTCTACAAACCGATTATGGAAAAAACATTTCGATATTTGCAACCAGGTGGATCTTATTGTTTGAATGTTCCTATTGAAATATACGACGATGTTTGTGTCCCGGTTTTAGGGAAATCACATCAGCGTGTTTTGTTGAAAAAAGGGGATCGGGGATTACAACCATCAAATAAAGAAAAATACCACGAATTTATTTACATTTGGAAAAAATAGTATAATACTATATATTGCAATAAATAATAAATAGTATTGAATGGTACAATCAAAACTAGCAAAGGGGGTATTAAATTATAATGAAACAAAAACGGTCTCTCCAATCGACAAAGGTCATGAAGCCACTTTGTACATTATTCCCATTTTAGACGATGATTATTCCATTGCATTGGGAAAAGCCCATGATGAACATGTAAAACGCCACGATGTAATATATTATCCTATTTATTTATTGAACCAGAAAAATAGTGGGATTGAAGACAGAATTGGTGTTTTCGAAATACGTTCTCAAGATGTATTTCATGTACATGATAAAGACAACGACGTGAATTTACGAAAATTACACGGACCTTTGTTTTTTTCATTTGTGAATGCAGCATATTTATCCAAACACAATAAAGGCGAATCCCTATCTGCTACTACTTTGCATTCAGATGACGACGCTGAAGCTGAAGCTGAAGCTGAAGCCGAGACAATTGTAAAAGAATTCGATCAAGAAGACGAAGCCTACGATGAGGAACAAGAAGATCAGTACGCGCAAGAAGAAGATGATGATGGTTTATACAATATAGAGGGGGATATAACAGTAGATCGATCATCATCACCGCCCAATGACAAAACTACTCAAAGTGACGATGTAGTACATACAAAGGAGAGTATATTTACAAAATCGTCGCCTTTACCGTACAATGAACCATTGGTTGCAGAAACACGAGAAGACGCTGAAACCATTTGTAAATCTTATAAACCGAAGAAAAACAATTATTGGTTACGTAAAATAATGAAAAATTCGCATTATAAACCAATACCGGTAGATGGCGACGGTAACTGTTTTTTCTACTGTGTTGTAAAAGCGTATGAAAGTATAGGATTCAATACTACTGTACCAATATTGAGAGAATTTTTGTCTCAAAATATAGATCAAAGCCATTATACTAGTTACAAAACGATTTATACTACTTTACGTACTGTTCAAGGCGATTTACTCAATAGTCAAGAAGAAATGAAGGATAAAATGAATACATTGAAAAAAGAAAACGACAAGGCAACTACTGTAGAATCACAACAGGAACTTATTCGCGGTGGTAAGAAAATACGGTCCTTGTACGATAAAAATAAGATGGAAATCGATTCGAATCAAGAGCTCTTGAATGAGTTTGGGTTCATGGAAATGATACATAATCTTACTGATTTACGTAATTTCGTCAAAACGAAAGATTATTGGATTGATTCGATATCGTTTCCTATAATCGAAAAAATATTAAATACGAAAATACTAGTAGTAAAACAAGGCGATTCACGTACAAATATTGTACATTGTACTCCAACACTAGCGCAATTGGTCAAACCGGATCATTATATTTTAGTAGAATATTCTTCAAACAATCATTATGATTTAATTGCTTATCGAGAGAAAACCATTTTCGATTTCCCTGAATTGCCTTACAGCTTGAAAAAGACGATTATTGATACATGTATTCCAAAAGAAGAAGCCAATCGGTTGGAAGCCGATAGTATTTACAAAATCGAAGATTTTCGCGATTTTTATTTAGAATTGTACAAGAAAACACCAGAAGAACAAGTACAGCGGCTACAACAAAAATACGAAAGTCAGGCTGTCGAATACGATGCTGAATTGTTTGATAACAATATGACCCTTTCTTACTACATTAATGCTGATAAAAACTCAAAAGTGGGCAAAGGGATACATGATAAATTCATGGACAATACATCTTATTCGCAATTTGCTGCTCTTAACGATAAAAAGAATGCATTATGGCGAAGACGCTTGGATGACGAATGGTCTGGTTGTACAGAGAAAAACAAAGTGAAAGATTGCAATGGCGATGAACTAAAGGCTCATTTCTATATGGAAGATAGCAATGGGAAAAACGAATGGGCAACAGTAAAGCATTATTTATTGGCGATACAATACGAAAAGGAAAATCCCGTATTGTACAAGAATTTGTCGATCGGTTCGAATCATGCAATGAGTAAATCATGGACTGCAGTAAAAGAGGCTATGAAAAAAGAAAAATCATTGAAATTTTCCGAGGATTTCGAAAATTTGGTAAACTTTAGGAAAAAAGCCTTACAAGCTAAATTCAAATCCAATCCCGATTTACGCTCCATATTGATGACTACTTATCCGGCGAAATTAGTTCATATTGTGGGAAAAGGTGACAAAGCCAAGCTAATACCCGATATTACACTAATGGAAGTACGCAAAGAATTTATTAACGATTCCACGAATTAAAGGCTAAACATGATGTATGAAAATCATCTGGTTCATATATAGGGTCAGTTTCACTAACCTTTGGTGTAATGAATGTATCATAGAAAAAGCGATTATAATCATTGTAATCATAATCGTCATTGAATGTTCGATTTATTTGGAATGTTAGATTTGATGTTGGTGGTATAGTTTCATGTTCGCTTTCGGACTCAGATTCGCTATTTTCGTCATCGGCATCAGTAGCATCATTATGATTGGTAGTATCATTATGATTGGTAGTATCATTATGATTATCAACTTCAATTGTACTGGTTGTACTGGATTCATTTGTAGGATCTATACCAGGGATAATAACAGTAGTATTCGTTTCGGATTCGGATTCAGATCCGGAAATGGACATAGATGACGAAGTGGATAATGTATGTAATGTGATATTGGTTGTATTGTTTTCGTTTTCTTGGACTTGGATTTCTGGAAAAGGACTAACAATAGAAAAATGATTATTATTCATGATAATATCTGGTTTTTGGAATCGCTTAAATTCGAATCCAATTAATTTTCCGATTTCATCAATAGGCTTTAGGCGTTTTTTCGAACCGAAATCAGGATATTGAATAAATGCATTTTCTAATTTTACTTCTAATAAAGTCTCATATTGATCCATCATACCATAATCTACAGCTTCATACACAATTAAATAATAAATGTACAAATAAGGGCGTAATTTATCGACTAAAACACTATTTGGAAAAAACGGGTGTATGAGCCATTTGCAAACATGTTTATATTCATTAATCATGCTCATAATATCGCGTTTTACCATTGTATTTGTATTGGAAACGTAAAGAGTATAGTTTTTAATGCACATCTTACGAATCAGTACTTCGTGTTTCAATATATAATTGGTCAAATGAAATCCTTCTAAAAACCACAATTCGAAAAACAATGGTACAACGCACTGTACAGAGTATTTCATATGAAAATATAATCTGTACAAATCACATTTTTGTATGGGCATTTTGTTGTACGGATTTGTTGGGATTTTGCTATTGACTGAGAACCCACCGTCGTGATCTTGCGTCAATGCGTTTGTAATAATACGAATTAGCTCAGACACATTAAAATAAAACTTTTTGTTTTGTTGGAATAAGCAAAAAACATGACGGTTAGATGGATCCAATTCATTGAAACATAAATCAGTTGATACTGCTACTGCAGCTTTTTTGACACGATAAGCATGTACGCGTTTCGATAACCACAAATATATTTTTTGGATTTTACCAAAGGTATAAAGTATCATAGAACGTTGAATATCGGAAACATAGGTATTCGTTATATAATATCGTATGCCGTCATATTTATCTCTGATTGCGCTTAAATAATCTACCGTACTTCGTTCATATACCACATTATGCAGTAAAAATGATCCAAATAAGAAATCGTAATTAAAATTGCGGTCATTTTCTTCAGAAGATAAGACTAATTTAGTGAAATCACTGTTATGATTTTCTTTGGTATTTTCGAGTAAAACACCATAACTCTTTTTATTGGGATACAAGTAATAAAACCATAGCCAATAAAAGGCATTCACTTTTTTCTTTTTTTTACAAGGTAACCGGTACATGACTCTATGAAATTTTTGTATCGGCTCGGATTCTATATCGCTACTATTATCTATATTATTGGATTCCATTGTATTGGTTTTTCACTTCACTTTCTTTTATTAGTACAAGATGATAACGTTTTTATATCTATTTTATTATTTCTCTCAAATACTATTAAACGATAAATTATTGATTGATTAAATAGAGTAATTCATCAATAACCTTTACTAAAAAAAAGAAATCTATATGGACATGTTTCAAATGGATGATGATGATGTTACTATTAATACAACATCAAATGAGAGAATCATACAAGCATCTATGAAAGAAATCGAGAGGCTATTTGTGCAGTACGAATCGGATTTGTTTATGACCAGTAAAATACATCATTACATTACTGAACAATTACCGAGTTTATTGAAAACAATGGAAGTCACTCGAGAGAAAAACAAAAAGCGAAATATGGAACATCAAGGCGAGCAAGAGAAATTCATTACCATGTTTTTGAATCGTCATCGATATTATTACAATCTTTCGAATGAACGCTTTTTCCATTATGAAAATGGATCTTATCATGAGATTGCAGAAGACGCGATTTTACATCATATTGTCTCCAGTATAAGCGATCAAAAGAATGATTTATTAATGAACCGGAAACATCAAACCAAGGTAATGTTATTAAAACGGATCAAAGACCAAAGTATATTAAAAGCAATACCAGAGTCAGTAACCATTCAACGGGTACTTCATTATTTGTCTCCCATGTTATGTTCAACAAAAACGGAGACGAAATATTTTTTGACAATTTTAGGCGATAATTTGCTGAAAAAGCATGGACAAGTGATTCATTATATATCCTCTTTGGTGAAACCGTTTTTGGTTTCTCTCAATCAAATATCAGTAGAAGAGTTTCATATTCAATGTACATTAAGTTTCAAACACAAATACCATGAAAAGCATGACGAAGATTTGGTTCGATTGGTCAAGATCCAGCCACATTGGGTTGCGGACAATTGGGATGAAACCCGTGATCAAATTCGCAAATTTGGTTTAGATGTATTATGCGTGGCTTGTCATTATAGTCGTAAATATGGTAGTGCGGATGATTATGTACTGGAATATAGCAATGATTCGGATTTACAAGATTATGTATTTCGATTGAAGCAAAGAAATGCAAATTATTTTATTTCGGATTTTGCGAAAACCTTCTTGTACAATCGACGTAAAATCGATGAATGTCCAGTATTATCGTGTTCTACTTCACCACAAGAGGAGAATTTTCTGCAGCAGCAATTGCAATCATCTACTACAGAAGACAATAAAAATTTATCATGGTCGCATATCCAATATTTATGGAAAACGTATTTAGAATCGAATCAATATCCCAGTGGTATGTACTGTTATATAAACAAAAAGATACTAATCGATGTGGTTTTTCCGGGTCATTATAATGCCGCATTGGATGTATTTGAAGATGTAGGTAGCACGCAATGGCCACTTATACAGAAATTTTTGAAATTCTGGGATGAAACAGTCCAACTTGATGTCGAAAAAGAATGTGAATTAGAAGTGGATGAAATAGGACAATTATTTAGGCGTTGGTTATACCGATATCAAAAATTAAAACGACCCAAATATTTACTCAAGGATTCACAAATTATAGATATATTAATGTATTTTTATCCAGATTTACTCATTGAAAATAATAAATATGTCATGAATGTTCGATGTTCATTATGGGATAAAGAAATGGATATGCAAACCGCGATTGATCAATGGCGATTGGAAGAAAACGAAGAAACGAATTCAGTGCATAAAGCATATCAATATTATACGAAATATCATCATGAAAAGACAAGCCAAGAAGAAGGACATAAGCGGCCATTGTTGGTTAGCAAGAAGTACTTTGAACGGTTCTTTCAGGGGGAACGTTAGGTCTTCCTAACTACTGGCTCGCTTCACTCGCCCAAGTAACAATACAGTATAAAACTCTATATTTTCTACTGTAAATATATATACATACTTAGTCCCGAGTATTGTACAAAATACCTTTTCCAAAAGCAATACGTGGAACGTAAGGGATATGATAGATGAATTCATAATTAAAACCATCTCTTCAATGAGGATTATATTATATGCTAAATATTGTTTTTAAATGATTATACACGGTTGTTTTTATCCATAGAATTAAGTATTTCGGTGTAAAATTATTTGAACACTGAATCGCGGTCTCATTGTCATATTGGATAGTAGTATCTGTAAAACAACATTCTGTACTGTCTGCGATAATAATCATACTTGGAGTTTTCCCATTTTTATGTAATTCTTTACATAGCACAACAAAATTATCAATCCTTTTCCGAATTTCTTTAATTTCTTCGTATAGGGTTGATATTGAGGTCTTGCGGTATTTTGAACTTTTTATATGGTTATAATCAAAAATAGTTCGTGCGTACGAAGCCATATCTGTATAATTCTGTACTTGAGTATCAGTAGAATTATTCCCATTTGCACAAAAATAGTCCAAGTCAATATTCAGGATGAAATCATTGGATATATTTGTTTTGTCCATCGTATTAAAAAAGGGTAAATCACATAATTTATATTGTACTGCGTCGTATGATGTGTTTGTTTCTTTATAGATGAAACTATTTAAGAACTCGCAGTTTTTATTATCTAAATTTCTATCAATATATAATTTATCATCGTAAAAATCAAGATTCGACCATTCTGGTATGATTGTTATGATTCCGTTATTATTTTTATATGGAAATATCATTGGGTATAAGACAGAACCGATAAATGGTATTGTTTTGTATAATGATGTGTTCAATTCAATAGTTTCATGTTCGCACTCATTAAAATAGTTGTTCAATTTATGTTTATCTTTTATTCCATTCACATCTTCATGACTATCAAATGTGATTACAGTGGGCAACTGTTCTCGATAATGTTTGTAAACATATTCAACACATTTATTATGTTCTATTACACTTACCACTCGTATATTATTGAAATCAAGCGTTCTATTTTTATTCATAACTCTATAAAAGAAAGCATTCCGTTCATACAATTCCGAACAATAGCTATAATAATCTATAAAGGTAGAGGCAATTAAATGATCGGATATGTTAGATTTTTGAAAAAGCAGATGATAAACAAAGTTTAGAGTTTTCATATTTTTATCTAATATATCAGGTGTTATTGTATTTTCTAGAAGATCGCCCATATGTGTTGTATATTCTAGTTTTCGAAGTTGGGTCAAATATTGACGGGCGACTTTAAGAACAAAAAAATTTTGTAATTCATTACTTGTATTACGCAAATCGTCAATACGATGATACAAATATCTTTCTAATTTTTTATTGTACAGTTCCATTTATACATACACTTAAAAAATATTTAAATCATTTTTATAGTGTATATAAATATAGTACATTTTGAATCAGTCTTCATAATTATTTCTTTTTTAAATGTGTGTATTAGTATCGAACCAGAAGTACAAATAGGATTAAATTGTGTACAATTGTTACATTTAATCGTAATGTTACTTGAATGTTGTAGAAATATATACATAAATATACAATTTTCAGGAGGAACGAAATGTGCGATATTATCTAATTCATAAACATTTGTCTGGATAACATTCAAACTATTTAATCTGAAATGATCACGAATAAACGGAGCAACCTCAATATAAAGTTTTTTTGCGACAGAATTATTGTCTACATCGATAAGCACATTTAATAAATTTTCGTTTATCACTTTGGTATAGTTAAGAATATCAAACATATTTTCATTATCTATTTTGTTTATTTTATCAAACCAATTCTTTGATAACAACTTTACACAATTGCTGGAAATAATGATATCTTCATCATGTATATCTATATATTGTTGGTTAACTTCATTTGTAAACTCATTATAAGAAGCATCGACATTTATTGGGTTTACATCACACATTGAATTTATTATAGGGATTTCTTCTAACATAATTTCAGAATGTTCTTTGTTTTTAACATGTATAAACAAACTACTATCAGTATATGTTGGTTCATTTAATGTAATAAAGCAATATTTTTCAGCAATGTTTTTTTTTTTGATAAATAAACAATTTTCAATAAAATAAACATGATCAGCCGATTGCTCTATTGCATATATATTATTCACGTTATTGATTTTCTTTTCTTCAATCGTGGAATAGGGCTCTAGTTCACAAAAGTATAAGTGTTTATCTTTAATTTCGTTCTCTTTTGAAAATGGTATCATTATAATTGCGTTATCCGGTTGTGTATTACACACACTTACAGTAATGCAATAGTCGTTGTTATAAGTTAAGCATTTTACTTGAAAATATTGTTTTACCAAATGTATTATATAATTTTCAATATCGCTTGGATATATTTGATTTATATTAAATATATTTGTTTTGAAATAATGTTCATACATACAAATGTTTGTTTTGAAAACGGCTAGTTTCTTATGCTGCAATCCGTAATTATTGATACGAGAATCTTTGAAAAATGAAGAACTAATATATACTGGAGAATCGAACATCACTTTGTTCAGGTTTGTACATCCTTTTGTAAATTTCAAGAAAGTATATATGTTTCTGGTTTGATAATTTTCAATATATTCAAACAAATGGAATACTTCTTTATCGATTTCCAGGAAGTCTATCTCTTTTTTATTTGCTAATGACACCTTTACTTTTTCAATGCGTTCTATGTATTGTGTTATACTATCAATTGGTAAAGAATCACGTATTGTGGTTGTAGTGAAACGTATGAATAGATAACAATTATTATTATCGTACTCTATAATATGTGGTGTGACTTTACAATCATTCCAGCCTACGCAATTATTCATTTTTGAATTAATAATTAGAGAATTATCAGAATCATTTAAATAAGTACTTAACATTACTTTGTCTGGGTTGTTTAATACCAATGGGATCAATAAAACATACTTATTATTCAATTTATTCCCTTCTTCGTCAAATGATGGGGGATTTAATAGATGTGAATTTATGTCCGATACCGCGAAACTAATTTTATATTTTTTCGTTAAACCTTGTCTGAATACAATTTTTTTTTCTAATTCCAAAAAATCTGATAATATTTCTGCTTGTCTGTCAACACTATACCACTGATTTTTGGGTACTCTATCACAATCAATATTGATAAATTGATTGATCGAAAATAATGATATCATAATATAAAATATAAATAAATGTTTATATATATATTTATATACTTATAATGGACTTTCTAAATTTTGAAGATGATGTACATGTGGGTACCAACGTAAATATAGAAAACACAATATTTATTTACGATGATTTTTTAACGGATAACGATTTCAAAACGATGACTAGACTTCTACGTGATAAAATGAGATGCTCTATAAACAACGGGCATACTTCAGTTGGATATCATCCATATACACATGCCCATTATTCTTTTAACTTGACAGATATTCCTTTTTTTAATACATTTATGTTGAATCGCATAGAAGAAGTCACGGGGAAAAAATTTGAAATATTGAGAATATATTCATCTCTACAAAAACATTTTGAATACGGAAACTTTCATATAGACGACAGTTGTGATAATACTTACACGTTCACTACATACTATTCATTTTCTAATAATATTGACCAAGATATTGACCAACCTGTAAAAACAAGCTATAACGATTTTAATTATTGTAGAGATAAATTGAATTTTAAAAATTCACCATTCAATATCAAAAAGTATAAAACTATATGTGAAACTGAAAATAATGATACTATATGTGATTTATTAAATGAATATAATATAAATGGGAATTTTGAAATATTATTACCGAGTACAAAAAACAACATTTTTCGCAGCATTCCATTTGTATCAAATAGAGGTTGTTTTTTTAGAGCATGTTTGATCCACAATGGTGCTTCTTTCAATACAAACATAAATATGACTAGATGTGTCATATCGTTCAAGCTAAAAGAAATAAAATGATATTAATGTGGTTAAGTTATAACACTTATATTACATACGATTGTTATTCGTTCATCTTCTGATTTTTGAGGAGAGACTCCATGGTATAAATAACTTGGAAATATAATTATGGTACCTTCTTCTACATCAGGATAGTAATGCTCAGTGTAGTTGTTTTTTTTTTGAAAAATTGTATGTACACCACATAGTTTTTGTTGTACATATTGTGGATTCATAAAATATAACCGAGCGTCTGATTTTTTTAAACAATATATACAAGATAACGCAGAAGTGTTATTATATGTTCCTACATGATTATGCGGTTCTTGAAAATCATTTTTAGTATATATATTATACCATACATTTTCGATTGCGTAATCTAGTGTATCATTAATGTTTTTCAAATGATTCTTTATTTCTTTTTCAAAAGCATATCGATATTCCTGGTTATTAATACCATGTATAAATTCGTCTTCTTCAAAAAATGTACTTTTAACACTACATAGATTCCATGATTTATATAGCGATTGTTCTCTTTTTTCCATAAAGATATATTTATACTGTTCGTGTATGACTTTATTCATATTCGCTATATAAATTGGATTTCCAAATATTTCTTTTATCATATTAATATAAATAGAATCATATTTTAATGTTTATATGAATTACGTTGAAGTATTCAATGACGCAATAAGCAAGGATACATTAATCAAAGTAAAGCAATACTTTAATAATTGTGAATATAAATTCTTTCCAGAAAGCAATCGTATAAAAATTCAATGTGACGATTATACTTTGTTTAATGATATTTTTTCACAAATAAAAGGTACTTGCAATGTTGAGTTGATTGACATCGAATGTTTTATGATAAAAGAAAATAAATCCGATGATTTCGGATACGAAAAAAATATTAAAGACAAAGGCTGTGTATTCGATCTGCAAATTGTTAGATCAGGGAGAAAGAATATATTGATAGGAAATGATCCACAATATAAAAATCAGTTTGTAAGCGTTATCTTAAAACAAATTATAATTTCTTATTTTATTAACCACGAACTACGTGTAATACAGAATTTTAACGACAGACAATTAACCAAAATAATACAATTTACACAAGATTACAATTTTGATAAGACATGTTACGACCCTTATTATTTTACGCTTTCATTCTTAGTGTATATAAATTATAAGTTTGATAGAAATCTTCTATACTTACTGTCAGGCTGCTTACAAAAAATTTTTGATATTTTTTTTATCGCATTGGAACAACACAATCGAGGTATTCTATACCATGAAAAAATACATGATTTTTTGTGCGATAATCCATACGTAGATGATGAATATAAGTTGCATTCGTATTTACTTGAACTTACGGTAGAAAAATTTAATTCATCATTTGGTAATTCGTATTTTCAATACGCAATTACCAATGACCCGTTTTTGTATAATATTCCTCTCAAAGATAATCAATGTATTAAATATCCAAATAATCTCATTCATAGAAGAGAACCATATGAAACATATACAGACGATAATGTTATTCATATATTATTTAAATGTAAATGTTTGAATACAATTTAAAAATATATCTATTGTATATATTATTATGTCTTCAAAATACTATTGGAACAATATTGATGTCGCAAATATAAGCGGTGTAAGTACCGGAACAGACTATACAAATAGTGCGGGAGATGTTATATTTAAATCTTTTCCAGGAGTTAAATCAACTACTTTATCCGGATTTCAAACATATACCGAAAATGAAACAAACCCACCATTTTATGATAATAATGTATCTATTTTTAGAAATATTGTAGTTGCGAATGAATCAAAGACAACCGGTAGCGGTACAATAACCAAGCCATCTTGGGCAAACGCGTGTAAAATATATGTCCAATCAAAAAAAGGGGATAGTGGCATCGCAGGAAATTCAGTAAATGCGGTAAACAATTCTGTAAATACTGATGAGAATACCAATACCAATCATAATTTTAATGAAAATCATATATATAGATATAGACACAAAAATGAAAATCATTGGAATGACAACAGAAACCGACGACACCACCATAATGTAAATTTAGGAGCGGGTATAGGGGGAACAGGAGGTGCCGGAGGA